AACATGATATTATCATATGATTTAAATATCTTTGCTAAATTACTGTAGACGGCTTGCTCATTACTTTTAATTCTTAAATGAATAATTAAAGGATCTGATGGATTTGGTACAGTCCCACCTGAAAAAGCGTAATTGCTTATTGTTTTCATTACTTCACTAAATTTAACACTATTAAATGTCTCTTTCACATAATAATTTTTAGAATTAGAACTGCTACTAGATACAACTGGATTATTATCAACATTGTATATTTCAAAATCTAAACAACGAACGCCTTCTTTGAGAATACTTTTCAAAATACAAACATCAACATAATCATTTTGATAACTTCCTCCACTACAAGCATTAAAAGCGGTTTTAATGTAATAATCGTATAAATTACCACTACAATCACTCTGAATCTTTGATACAGGTTTAATATTTCCATTTATTGACGGATATAACATGTTTAAATAATTACATTCTTTGGATTCAAGACTTGTCAAATAAATCATATAAGATACATAAGTAATTACAATAATTAATATAAGTGCTAAAATAAAATAAGAAACAAAATCTTCATTCATATTATATATTGATTTCATGTTCAAGTTTAAATTTTGATTTACCATACTTAATATAATATAATAATATTATTTACCTATTTAGAATTAAATAATAATATAATATAATTATATTAATTACTAATATTATTATAAAATGGCTGGTGGATTATTAAATTTAGTATCAAGTGGACAACAAAATGTAATATTAAATGGTAATCCTTCAAAAACTTTTTGGAAAGCAGCGTATTTAAAGTATACCAATTTTGGTATGCAAAAATTCAGAATAGATTTTGAAGGCACCACAACTTTGCGTTTGGCGGAATCATCTACATTTCAATTTAAAGTTCCGAGATATGCCGATTTATTAATGGATACTTATATTGTCTTGGATTTACCATCAATATGGAGTCCAATTTTACCTCCTCAAGAATATGTTGATAAAGATGGAAAAGTTTCATATACCGATTGGGCGCCATATGAGTTTAAATGGATAGATTACATTGGAGCCACGATGATTGAAAAAATAACAATTAATTGCGGTAATCAAAAACTACAGGAATATTCGGGCTCTTACATTTTAAATATGGCGCGAAGGGATTTTACTGGTCAAAAATTGAAATTATTTTATGAAATGATTGGACAAGTCCCTGATTTAGTTGACCCCGCAAACGCGAATAGTCGTGTTAACGCATATCCAAATTCTTATTATACTGATAACATTGCTGGCGCGGAACCCTCTATAAGAGGAAGGCAATTGTATATTCCATTGAATTCGTGGTTCACATTAAAAACGCAGATGGCGTTTCCTTTGGTTTCATTACAATATAATGAATTGCAAATTTATGTAACAATCAGACCCATAGGAGAATTGTTCAAAATCAGAGATGTCTTTGATTCTGTTAACAATTACCCATACGTGGCGCCTAATTTTAATCAATATCAAAATCAAATGTATAGATTTTTACAAACTCCACCCGATATAAATTTGGGAATTAACTCTTATTTAGACCAACGTAGTGTGTGGTTTCCAAATTTACATTTAATGTCAACTTATTGTTTTCTCTCAAACGACGAATCACGTATATTTGCTAAAAACGAGCAAAAATATTTATTCAAACAAGTAAATGAAAAGGTATTTTATAATGTAACTGGACCCAACAAAGTGGATCTAGATTCGCTTGGTCTAATATCAAGCTGGATGTTTTACTTTCAAAGAAGTGATGCTAATCTACGAAATGAATGGACCAATTATACAAACTGGCCATATAATTATTTACCGTCGGACGTGACACCTGCACCCCGTTCTGGAAATTTTGTGTTAAATACTGGTCAAACTATTGGGCCTGGAATTAACCCTGACGGACTTTTAACTGGCTATATGACTTCAGGGACATTTACTCCTCAAAATATTAAAGAAATATTAATTGGTATGGGTATTTTACTAGATGGGCAATATAGAGAAAATATACTGGATGTTGGCGTGTTCAATTATATAGAAAAATATACTAGAACTGCTGGTGCGGCACCAGAGGGGTTATATTGTTACAATTTCTGTTTGAACACGTCTCCTTTGGATCTTCAACCGTCTGGTGCTATTAATATGAATCGTTTTAATCAAGTACAATTGGATTTCACAACTGTTATTCCAGCGTTGGATCCATTGGCTCAAGTATTAACTATTTGCGACCCAGAATCAGGTGACATTGTTGGTATTAATAAACCTACATGGAGAATTTATGAATACAATTACAATCTTTATGTTATGGAAGAACGAATTAATATGGTAGTGTTTGTTGGTGGAAACGCTGGTTTGATGTATGCTACCTAGCAACTTTTGGGAAAAGTTGCGCAAAATTGGCTGCTTTTGGTTTTACCTTTCCACCTTTGACGAACGTCTTTTTGTCTTTGAAGATAATTTTCTTCTGCGCTTTGTTTTTGATTTCATTTTCCCTCTGTTTCCATTTCCATTTTGATGTAAAGGTTGGTTTTGTTTTGTTCTCTCTAAAATATCAATTAACTCCTTTTCCCAGGCTTCAATAATTTTGTATACATGTTTCTTTTGTTCAGGATAATTTTGTAATGGTGTAAATGGGGATAAAGTATCATTTACTTCATTCACTAACAAACTTAATAAAATTCCTTTGTGAATTGGATTAGTATATTGAAAATTTTCTAAAAAATAAAGTTGCAATTCCATACTAAACCCAAAATTGAATAAAATGTTTTGGATTTTATTTAGTTCATCTTGTTGCAATTGTATATTATTTATTAATTTATTTATAATTGCTTGAGTAGGTATAATTTTTTCTATTTCTACACCAACCTTATCAATTTCAATACCATTTAATATGTCCTTGTATTCTTTTTTATTTAACGCTATTTTAGCTTTGTCTGCAAAACTTTTGAATTTGTCTATATTTGTTTCGTCTTTACATACATTTGAAAATAAGTATGTGATTTCATTCGTATTTTTTTGTTTAACGTAAATGTCTATAGAATAAGAAATGTGTGTGGGATCAATCGCGTTAAAATCTTGGTAACAAGGATATCCTAATATTTCACCCATTCGTTCTAATGAAATTTCTTGACCGTTGTAATCAGTTTTAGAAATAATTACACCTTGATAAGTTTTGTAATCTTCGCTAAATAATAAAGTTGGAAACTGTTTTTTAATTGCTTCAATAATGGATTTTGTTTTTGAGTCTTTCCCGGTTGCTTCATTGTAATTTGCAGGTTGAACAAGCATAGCAGGTCTTACATTTTCATTTACTAAAATAGAATTAAATACATTTTCTATTCCAATTTGTTCAATAAGGGACATATTATATAATAACTAGTTATTTTTTATGTGTATAACGGGCGTTTTACATGAAAATTTTATCATAAAATATAAGTAATACAATATAAGTGTAAATAATTTATTTATATATATTATATATAATATATAATATATACATGAATCTAAAATTTAGAACTAACATTACAACAAGAAAAAAAAAGATACAAAAAAGTAAAAAATATAGAAAACTAAATATTACAACAAGCAAAAGAAAGATACAAAAAACTAAAAAATATAGAAAACTAAATAACATTACAATAATAAAAAAGAAAAAAACAAAAAATACAAAATGGGGCGGTGGAGTAGAAGAAATTTATGTAGACAATGTTTATATAGGTAAATGGAATATTATTAATGACGAGGATGATTATGGTAAAATGACTTATGCAAATGGTGATGTTTTTGAAGGCAAATTATATGATTCTAATGACCATAAAAAAAACGGTGGCGGTATAATGACTTACAAAGATGGTAACAAAATATTAGGTTATTGGAAGGATGACAAACTTATTAATTCTTTAGATGAAAATTTAGGTATAACGATACACCGAGTAAATTCTCCCAAAGAAATCGAAGAAGGAAAAAAATATTTGGTAATGCATAACGTTTATGATAGTGGTCCTGTTTTTTTATTCATTGGTAATATAAATATTAATAAGGAACGAAAACATCCTGCGTCCGGCGCTTATATTATGGATATTATGTGGGAAAAAGATATAATGGTAGCAAACGATCCATGGAGAAAGCCAGTTACTGTTAACCGTTTTTATAAAAAATTTGACAATGGACGTAAATATAATTTATACGATGCACAAGATGCACTAGTAGATGATGACTTATATAATGACGCATTTTCTCCCGATCAATTTAATGTAATAATATTTAAGTTCGACGACAATATTGAAAAAAATATTAATGAAGATACAAGCCCAGATAAATTGCCAAAAAACCCATTATCCCTATTTGATTTATCATATTCACAATTATCAGAAGAAGAAAAAAAATTCTTAAAAGAAAATACAAATATTTTAGATAATAAAAACCATTAGCATAAATGAAGATAATGTTCTTGTTAATTAGAAACAGGCTTTAAGCCTTTTGGGGAATTTATTATATTAACTTTATTTTTTTTCCCAAAAGTATTTTGGGATTTTCAATTTTGGACATTTTTTTTGTCCATTTTTCAAAAACCCCAAAAAGTCTTGGAGAAAAAACAATGTTTGTTACCATAAGTGAATTTTAAGATGTGAACACAGAAAAAATAAATTTTGTTTTGTTATGATAAAATTTATTTTTATTTTTATTAAAAGCCTAGAAATTATTTTCTTTTAGCAATAAAATGATAGTAAATGATAGTAAAAAGTCGCCAAAACAATGTAAAAATTTTAATTGTGAAGTGTGTTATTATACAACGTGTAAACTGTCTGATTACACTAAACATTTATCAACTGATAAACACAAAAAACGTGAAAATGATAGTAAAATGGTAGTGAATGATAGTGAAAAGTCGCCAAAAGTCGCCCAATATATATGTGAATGTGGTAATATTTATAAATATGATAGTGGTTATTATAGGCACAAAAAAAAATGTCAGTTATCACAAATTAAAACAGATGATTTATCTGATAAAGATTTAATACTTATGTTGATAAATCAAAACAAAGAACTTATGCAAATAATAAAAAATGGAACAAATAATACTATTCACAATGTCAATAACAATAACAACATCAATTCAAATAACAAAACATTCAATTTACAGGTTTTTTTGAATGAAACATGCAAAGATGCTATGAATATTAGCGATTTTATAGAATCACTACAATTGCAGGTCTCCGATTTAGAGAATGTAGGAAAGGTTGGCTATATTGAAGGAATTTCCAATATAATTATTAAAAATTTACAGGCCCTAGAAGTGGAAAAACGTCCTGTTCATTGTACTGATCAAAAAAGAGAAGTAATCTATGTAAAAGAAGACAATGTTTGGGAAAAGGAAGATGAAGCAAATAAAAGATTAAGGAAAGCTATTCGAAAGATTGCTCATAAAAATATATGTATGTTCAAAGCATACAGAGAGAAGTATCCTGATTGCGAAGAATATGATTCCAAAAAAAATAGTCAATACAATACAATTATCTATGAATCTATGGGAGGAAAAGGAGATAATGATTATGAAAAGGACACCAAAATCATCAAGAAAATAGCTAAGGTAGTCGGGATTGAAAAAGGTTAAGGTAGTATATTTTCTTTAAGCCCTTCGGAGAATTTATTATATTTTAACGAAAAAAGTTATCCAAAAGTATTTTGGGTTTTCAATTTTGGACATTTTTTTTGTCCATTTTTCAAAAACCCCAAAAAGTCTTGGAGAAAAACAATGTTTGTGACTGAAACGAAAAATTAGCATGTGGTTACCAAAAAAATAATTTTCATTTTGTGATTGTGATTTTTAAATTTCAATGTATAAGTATTTAGACATTTTTTTTCTATTGGAAATATATGGAAATAATGGAAATAAAAAAACTTAAAAAAAACTTACCAAGATTTGAATGCGAATATTGTGACTTTAAATGCTATATGAAGATTGATTGGTCAAGACATTTAGCAACTGATAAACATATAAACAATGAAAATGGAAATAAAATGGAAATAAAAAACTTAAAAAAACTTACAAAAAACTTACTTATTTCACAAAATGATGATATAGAAAATTTGTCGTCACATTCTTGTTGTTGTGGAAAGATATATGCAACTTCTTCAGGGATATGGAAACATCAAAAGAAATGCAACATTTTTGCATCATCCTCGTCATCATCATCTCAAAATGAAATAATCAACATTGAGAGTTCTTGTAATAACAAGGCAAACACCGCAAACACTTCGCTACAATCAACTGATTTTGCAAATTTAACGAATTTAATCTGTGAATTAGTGAAAACAAACACAGATATTCAAAAATCAGTTATTGAATTATGTAAAAATGGAACCTCTAATAATATTGTCAATAGCAATAATGTGAATAATGTAAACAGTAATAACAAAACTTTCAATTTACAGGTTTTTTTGAATGAAACATGCAAAGATGCGATGAATATGAGTGATTTTGTTGAATCAGTAAAATTGCAAGTTTCTGATCTAGAAAATGTAGGAAAAGTCGGTTATATTGAAGGTATATCCAATATAATCATAAAAAATTTGAAAGCACTAGATGTAAATAAACGCCCGGTTCATTGTGCCGATCAAAAGAGAGAAGTTATGTATGTAAAAGACGAAAATATATGGGAAAAAGAAGATGAGAATAATAAGAAAATGCGAAAAGCCATACGTATGATTGCTCATAAAAATATTTGTATGTTAAAGGCTTTTAGAGAGAAATATCCTGATTGTGAAGAATATGATTCAAAGAAAAGTAGTCAATACAATAAAATTGTCTATGAAGCCATGGGGGGAAAAGGAGACAATGATTATGAAAAAGACACAAAAATCATAAAAAAAATCGCGAAACAAGTGACGATTGATAAATATTGACAAAATTCTGATTTACTTAAGATATGCATTGGATGCAAGAGGTCCGTCATCTATAAATTGTCCAGTAGCACTATATCTTTTTTCATAATTAGGCATAAACTTCAATCCCGCTGGTTTGTATCGTTCATCAAATAATTGTTGACCACCATTAAATGCAGTTATCCATGTATTTACACCAAAACTGGCTTGTGGAGCTGCCTCTAGTTTGTCTTTATTGGATGTAAATAATTTAGCTTGTGTCCCAATGTCAGTAGTTAAAGTAGAATATGTTGGTGTGACTCCCCACGTTAATTTACCGGCATCATTTTCACCAGGGACATTCGCAGTTGATTGCGATTTCATATTGGGGCCATATGGATTGCAACCGCGACAATCAATGTCAGCCATACATTGCTCTCCAGTAATAGCACATCGTGCTGTAGCAGGTGCGCAAAAATTTTTACAACTATATTTGGTAGTTAATGGTAAATTTACTGTATGAGTTGTAGTTGGTGAACCAGTATCTTTATAAAGTGCAATATTAGAGTCAAAACATTCAACATAATAACGGTTTTTAACTAAATAGTTAATGTAATTGAAAATCCCAATTAAAAGAATTATGGATATTAACGCTAAAATAATTGTTGCATATTTGTTTTTTATTAATTTCATGATTTATATATATTTATTTTATATTTTAATTATAAGTATAAAATAAAGGATGGCGAATACAAATACAAATAATGATACTCTAGAACTTGATAAAAAAAAAGAAACAAATAATTCTTCGTCAAGTTCTGCAAATAAAAGCATAAAAAATATTGGTTCNTTTTTANTATCTGTTTTAATAACGGTTTTATTGATTGTAGGATATTTTATCATCGGTTCCATTGTTTTGTATGAATGNAAATTAGCACAATCTAACATTTTACCAACAAGTTTAGAATGTTATCCATATACAGAGACTTCNCCTGAAATACAAAANGTTTTAACAAATATTTTTATTACAAACACNGANCCNCAAGAATCNGTNAAANTGAGTTTTCCTTTTGATAAATATAATTCAAAAAATGTGATATTAGATATGTTTCGCAAATATAAAGAGCAACCAAAATCCCATTTTTTAATTAATTATATTATATCAATTTTAGAAGGTTTAATTAATTATAGTAATAATGCATTGACCAGTTTTTTTAATATATTAAATGGAGCACCTGAAATATTAATTTTATATTATTTGGACCTATTTTATCACTAATTTATTTTGGATTAGCCCCAATCGTAGGTTTTGTTGTTTTTATTTACTATTATTTTGCTGGAATGAAATGGTTGTTTAAAGAAAATACAAATACTAATGTAAACTCTAAACCTGTTTGGAGCGACGTTAATTTACTTGAACCAGTTAACTATGGTATTGCTTTATTTTTAGTGTTTGTCTTTTTTATATTATTTTGGATTTTATTATTTACACTCACTCCCATGTTATCAATAGGTATTTTTTACATGTGTTTACTAATGAGTTTTGGATATAAAGGTGAAATAGACAACAAAAAGGCCAGCATTTTTACAATCATGCAAGAAATGTTTAAACATTACAAGGTGACAATGACTGTTATTTTTACTACAATGATTATAATAAGCGCATTTAGCAACCTAGGCGCAGTATCAGGTGTTTTCTCCATGTTAACTGTACTATTAATTTATTTTAACTTCATACCAATTAATATTTTTGAATCTATAAAAGCAACTAATTTGACACCTTTGACTAGTTTTGAGCAAGCCTATAAAAAATGCGACGGTATATCAAGTAAACCCAAAACATTTTTTGAAAATATTGAAAACTTTTTTGATCTAAAAAAAGGAGGAGGAATAGGAAGAGAATTGAAAAAATTGAATAAAAAAATAAATGGATAAATAAATAACACGAAAATATTACATAAATACAACAATTTATGTAATAAATATAATAATAATAAATAATGAGCAAAACTAATCGTCGTGTGTATCCTACAGTAAGCGTTTGTACACCAACTTTTAATAGGAGACCATTCATTCCTTATCTAATAAAATGTTTTGACCATCAAAATTATCCAAAAGAAAAAATAGAATGGATCATTATAGATGACGGAACAGATAAAGTAGAGGACCTGTTTTTACCTTTGTGTCAAAACAAGAATCAAAAATATGCAGTAAAATATTTCAAATATGATACTAAAATGACATTAGGTAGAAAACGTAATTTAGCACATGAAAAATGCAGTGGCGACATTATTCTTTATATGGACGACGATGATTATTATCCTCCAGAAAGAATATCTCATGCAGTTGATACATTACAGAAAAACCCAAACGCATTATGTGTAGGGTCAAGCGCAATGTATATTTATTTTAAACATATTAGTAAAATGTATAAATTTGGGCCTTATGGTCCAAATCATGCAACTGCAGCCACTTTCGCGTTTAGGAAAGAGTTATTAAAACAAACAGGATATGATAATGATGCTTGTTTAGCAGAAGAGAAGCAATTTTTAAAAAATTACACGATTCCTTTTGTTCAATTGGAATCATTGAAATCTATTTTGGTTTTTTCACATAATCATAACTCATTTGATAAAAAGTTATTGTTAAATGACGCGCCAAATCAATATGTAAATCAATCTAGTGTAAAAGTAGAAGACTTTATCAAGGAAAAAGATATCATACAATTCTTTATGAATGACATTGATAAATTACTTGAAACATATGAATACGGAAAACCTGAATATAAACCCGACGTAACAAAACAAATGAATGAAATGAAAGAAAGGCGGGAACAAATGGTTCAAGAACATAAATTACGTCAAGAAGAAGAGTTACGTCAATTTTATGAAAAATACGCTGCTTCAAACTCTGATACCAAACACACAAATTCAAGTGTAAATAAAATAAATGAAATGACAATGTTAATGAATGAATTATTAATGGAAAATAATCAATTAAAAGACAAAGTCAAATATTTGGAAGATAAAATCAAAAAAATAATTACACAACAAATAGAAGAAAGAAAAAAAAGAGTGTGAATCTAGAAATAAAAAAATTAATGGTAAATAAAACTTAAAGATACTAATATATAATAATTATCAATATAGTAGTATACAGTAACATACAAATATGTATTATGAAGACAGTTTTCATCCAAATGAAGATAATGATGTTATGAACAATCATCAAAAAAAAGAATTAAATAATATAAAATCAATTGACTCTGGTTATGGTTATATTTATAGAAGAAAAACAACTTTATCAAATAAAGTTAAAAATACTAGAATTGACTGTTATACTTCAGGCGACAGTGGAATGAGTATAAGAAACGCTGAAACCGGAAATTATTATAAATACAAAGTAGGTTCAAAAGAAGAAGACTTATTTTTCAAAATAGCTTTAGCAACGGGCGAATTAAAAACAAGAAATGGGTCTAATGTACTTTTTTATGATAGTCCTGAACAATATGAAAAACATTTAATCTATGAAATTGATCAAGAAACAAAAGATAGATGGGTAGAGAAGAAGAAAAATCTAATGTCTAAAAAATAGTGAGTCACTACGAAGATAATCATAATGATTACGATTATGATAAAATTATATTTTATACTAATAACATAAATATATATCTTATAATATATTTATGTTTACAACAAAAATTCTATATTTTCTATTGGTAGTTCAAAATAATTTAAAAAATTTTTTATCAGGCGATTCTGATTCTGTTTACATCAGATTCAAAAAATCAAAGGCTGGGAATGATGAACGATATTATAACACCGCCAATAAGAGCGATATTCGGATCATGTTGAACAAAATTAGAAGAAACATAATGAATAAAAATATAATAGATGAACTTGAAAACAATAGTACAAACATCTACAAGAAATTAGAACTGATTGAAAAATATACAGATATATATCAAAGTCAAAATAAGATTAGTGAATTCAATTTATTAGCAGGCAACTTATTGAAAGATTTTTATGATGATGATTATGCAATTTAGAACTACCTACACGTTACATCTCGTCATCACAATCCATATCGTATTCAATATCTATTTCATTTTCTTTGTCAACTATATCTGCAGCATCTTCTTTCATATATTTATCCAAATAACGGTAAATTCTGTTAATATCCAATTTATTAATTTCGTAATTTTCAAATAAGTTGTATATTTGATTATCATCATACATATTCTTGATTGATATAAAAAACCCATATAAATCTTTTTTATCCATGGATAACTGTTGACACAAATTTTGTATAAAAATGGAATTATTATATTCAGTAGAGTATTTAGTTAATACTTTTGTAAATCGTATGTCGCTTGGTATAATTTCTTTTTGTTTTTGTTTTTTAAAATTAGGATTATTGTTAGCATTATTGTTAGCATTATCTATTTTATTCTTATTATTTTTAAAATACTCGTGATATATTTTGTTATTTCTGAACGTTTTTATTAAACTACTCATTTCGTTGAATTGCCATATTTGTTTTTGAAATGTGATCCTGTCAATGTAGTCAGCAAAACAAACATTTTCTAATTGTTTCAAATATAAAGGAATAGAATCTTTTTTATCCATTTTTTCAATAGAATCAATAATATTTTCATGCCACAATAAACCAACGCTAGTTCTATCAGTATCATTCATTATGTTGTTATGACTTTCAATACTACAGTAATTATTCAATAACTTATAAGTAATTTTTTTGGTGTCATCATTATATGATTTAAGTTGAAATATATTTTCTATTACATTTGACGTAATTACTGATGGGTTATTTATATAAATGTTATAAATATTTGTAAGTTTTCTTAAATCACATTGGACATAATTAGTTATTTTATTTTGCGCGTCTTCGCTTATATTGGGTAAAATATTTTTTAATATTGTTTTCATTTGTGTGTCATTAGGAGTGTTCAATTCAATTATATTGCAAACCTTCATCAACTCTTTTATTTTTTTATCTACTTTGTAGTTTCCTATGCAAACAATTGGGTTCATTGTGATCTCTTCTAATTTTTGTTTTTTCGTTTTTTTTGGCCTGATTAGTTTTATTAATGTATTAATACCACCTTTGTCGCCATTATTCATACCATCTATTTCATCCATAATAATTGCAATTTTTTTGATTTTTTTATTAAAAATACTCATAATATTTTTGTCAGACATATTGTGTTTTGTAATTTCATCTATAACAGATTTATTTCTAATGTCTCCTGCATCATATTTAATAATATCATAATTAAGTTCTTTTAGTATATTAGTAACAAATGATGTTTTTCCACTACCAGGTTCGCCGTATACATATATTCCTTTTTTAAAAGCCATGTTATTTTTATTTAATTCAAAATTTTGTAAAATTTCTTTAACAAAATTTGCTTTTTTTTCTCTCTCCAATATTTTATTTAAATTTAATGTTTCCATCTTATATGTATAAAAGTATTCTTTTTATGCCGATTTTGACACAAACCTTGTACTTTTAAAAATTCATTCAATACATTACGGCAATTTACAGAAGAATTTTTTATACAATAATCAGTTAAAAAATAAAAGTAATTTTTGTACATTATGTTTTTATATACATAGTTTTTAATCTTTGATAGATTTTTGTGAAAATCAAGTAAAATCTGTGAAAACACAAATTCATTGTCACGCCTAATAATATGACGCAAATAATTTTCAAAATTGTTTTTACTGATTAAATTTTTTACAAAATAATGATATTTTTTATAGTAATATTTATTCAAAAAAATAAGCGAAGTTTTTGGTAAATAAGATTTGATCATCATTACTAATTCGCATGGAAGACTATTTATTGATTCTATTATCATAATTGTTATTGTTATTATTATATAATAATATATGTAAAATTATTATTATATCATTTTTGTAAAATTTGTAAAATGAAATTCGTTTGTGTCAACCGTGAGATATCTTCACACACAAGGATTGCTTACACCGTAAGTAAGACCATCCCAGGCTACCTTGCAATTATTTGCCCATGTGTATTTCGCACAATTACCGTTTGCGCCAGTAAACGGCGCATTATTGAAATTCATAGTGAGATGCTTTTTCCCAGACTGTGGTTTACAAACGCCTAAATTTTTGATATTTGTACAAGTAATATTATTTCCAGAACCATCGCTTAACCAATAATCAGGACAACTAGCAACTATAGGAGGCCAATTGGATTTTTTTGATTTTTGTAAAGCTAATGCAATAACGATTAAATTGATAATTAAAATAACAACTGCTACAATTAAAATAATTTTTTGAAATGGACCTATACTATTATTTCTTGATTTAACTAAAATAACATTAATAATTACAAAACTAATTATTAAAATAACTGCTATGATTAAAATTAATTTATAAAAAGGAGTCATGTTTTTATTATAATAAATAAATATAAAATATTTTTCTATTTCAGTAATATAGATGAATATAATTAATAATGGAAGAGTTGATATAAAAAGTCCTGATACCTCTAATTTATTCGCAATGTTTGATAAAATCCCTGCTAATCAATGTGCGACATTTAGGAATCCTACAGAAGGTTTATGGGATGAAACATATTTATCAAAAGCTTTTTTCTCTCATCAAAACATTCAACTAATTCAAAATGGAATAAGAGCAGGTGTTTACCATAAATCAAACGGGCAATATTTGATCGGTCCTCAAGATTGCGATCCATTAAAAATAATCATGCGAAGTGTCTATTTACAATATTCTGCAAATCAACCAAATAATCTAACTCAACAAATTGAAGAATTGAATAAAATTGTCTTGAATTATTGCATTCAGCAAGTATATGGAGAAGCCCAGGGTTATTTAAAGTACATAGATGATGCAAGTACCCTTGTTGTACCAATAGCTCACCCTGTTATGGCAAATAATACAGACCGCACTTTAGAATTAAAAACTTGGTTTGGAGAGAAAACCCAACATTCCGCCTTTTAGAATTCTACCTTTAAAAAAGGTAGAGCCAAACTGTAAACCTTTTGGATCACAAATTTCTAAAAATAAACTCGCTATGTTTGGCTCCACCTTTTCAAAAGGTGGAAAGGTGGAAAGGTGGATTTTTATATTTGTATAATATAATAAAAATATATATTATGAGTAATAGCGGAGAATTACTTAAATTTTGTGATAATGACCTTGATTTATTTTTCAACACATTAGCTGAAAAATATAATGATGTATCAATACCAAATGTCAAGTTGAATATGGAAGAGGAATCAGAATTAAATAATATAACGATTGATATAGAAAATTCCGTCAATAAACTTAATCAAAATGGAAAGCAACAATTAGTATTTAACAAATTAGGATTTTCTGAAATTGTTAAAAGAATTTATTCTATAATTAAAAACGGTGAACAAGCTGGTGGTATAGATCCAATTGTTCCATATACAAAAAGAACGAGATTAACCAATAGTGATTTATTAGCATCTTTAGCGCTTGTAACGGGTTTAATTTGTATTATAATTGCATGGTATAAACTAATTAATATTCTTTCTGTTATACCAGTAAGTGACCATTTTGGTAGTGATGTTCAACAGGCGTTTCGTGATAATTTAAAAAATGTACCAATGGAAAACCTGAATTTTCTGGCTTATTTTTTCAAGGTACTATTTGGTATGACTGGTCAGGTTCTCACCTCTCAACAAGGCCACATACAATCTCTTTTAAGCAGTTTCATATCAAAAACAATTATGACGAGTTCTGGTGAAATTTTAACAAATTGTTTACCTCAAGAATCTAGTTCAATATTAAATAGTGTAAGTACTTTTTTTACAACATTTGTAAGTCCAAATTCATATCAACAATGTATACTTAAAAGTGGCGAGGTACTTGGAAATGCAGCACTTTATAATGCAGGAGTTAAATTATCTCTTGTAAATATTCAAATTGGGTCAAATATTGCAGCGATTGGTGATTTAACTACTTTCGGCACAAGATTAACGTATGCTTCAATAGGTTATATAAGTTATAGAATTGGGTTAATACGTGCGCCAAGGCTGGGTAATGATGCAGGACTAATAGAAACCGGTGGGTATAAAAAAAGAAAAACTATGAGAACTATGAAAACTAAGAAAACAAAAACTGTTAAGAAAACCAGAAGAAATAAGAAATCTAAGAAATCTAAGAAAACAAAAACTGTTAAGAAAATCAGAAGAACCCGAAAATAAAAAATTTACCTTACCACTATCACTTTTCAAAAAGTGATGCAAAGTTATTTTGACGCAACCTTTTTTAAAGACTGCTTTTTAATTTTAGATGAACTATTTTGTCCTTGTCCATCTAAACTTAAACCATTCATCAAACGCTCACGATTTTCTTTATATTCCAAATATTCGCCCTTCAGTATCTCTAATTCACTCAACCACATTTGATATTTCGTAGTATTTTTAACACTTTCTAACTCACATTTCTTGTTTTCATGCTCTTTGTTTAATTTGTCAACATTTTCTTCCGTTACACTATCCATCGGCATTCGTGTCAAATATTTATATTCGCCATCCACTGCATCGTAACTTTTATCATTTAACATTTTAGTAACTTCTTCGCTTTTCTTTTTTCTCAAATCAATTGTGTTTTCCAATATTTCTGTGATATACTTTGATTTATTTGATAATACCATAAGTTCCTTTTCCAAAGCTTGAATCATGTGTTGTTTTCTTGTTTGATAAAGTTTCAACCTTGTTTCATAATAATCATCAATAATATGTTCAACCTTCTCATATTTTTTTAGTTTGTCTTCTGCATCAAATAAGTGCATATTAGTAGTTGAATTTGTAGTAAACAGTTTCAACAATTTTTCTACCCCATTGCATGCATGGTCAGCTTTAGTAGATTCAAGCTCATCTAATTTGCCTTTTGCAAAAGTGATATTAAAGTCAACATTGGTATCTCTACTCATGTCGTCATAATCTTTTATTACAGGCGTGATTTTTTTACCATCTTTATCTGCTCCTGGCTCAATAAGATTTTCTAATAATTCTTTGAAATCTTCTGTCCAATAACCAACTGGTAATTCTGTAACTTTGATTTTATCCGGTCCGACCTTTTCATAACGACCTTTTATTAAGAACTTTCCTTCTGAAATTTTATGGATGGTTCCTTTGAACCCTTCGTAATATGGAACAAACTCAAAGGTTTCACTGGTTTCGGCGGTTTTGGTTACCACTAATTTTGATTTCAAATAACGGATAATATCCAAAGGATTGTAACACATAATATCAGTACTGAAACCTGTACCAATTCCTTTGGAACCGTTTACCAAAACCATTGGAATAATAGGTGCATAAAATATTGGTTCTACTAATAAACCATCATCATTCAAATATTGCAAAATTGCATCATCTGCATGTGGGAAGAGCGACCGCGTAATTTTATTAAGACATGTAAATATATATCTTTCGCTTGCGCTGTCTTTACCACCTTGTAATCGTGTACCAAATTGACCATTAGGCATTAACAAGTTGATATTATTTGAACCTACGAAATTTTGTGACATACCGACAATAGCAGCATTTAAACTAGCTTCACCATGATGATATCCTGAATGCTCAGAAACATAACCACTGAATTGTGCTACTTTAATTTCAGTCACTAGATTCTTTTTAAACGCAGAATACAATATTTTTCGCAAACTGATTTTCAAACCATCCATCACATTTGGAATACTTCTATCACAATCATATTTTGAAAAGTGAATCAACTCTTTATCTATAAAATCTTCATAACTTACTTTTGAATCACTCGTATTTAAATAAGATTTGCGATCATATTTTTCAAGCCAATCTTTTCTATCGTCAGCTCGTTTCTTATTAAATACCATATCAATAGAATCGTCGCTTTTTTTACCACTGTGTTCAAAACCGACAATTTTCTTATTTTGAAAATATTCGCGAAATTCTTTGCCTGTACTAGTACCTAAACCTTTATAATATTTGATTTTCCAGCCTTTGAATTCATTGTGAGATGCATTTTCGTGTTGCTCCTTCCATTGCTCATATTCACCTTCATTATAAAACATCAATTCTTTGTCTCCTTTTCGTGCCTTCAAAATGGGCGTGTTCATAAATCCAATAAACATTGGAATTTCTGTAAGCGATGGCCATTCTGATTGAAATAAATTAACACCTAGACCTTTGATATGACTACCATCTGTATCCTGATCAGTCATGAACAACACCTTACCGTATCTCAAATTTTTATGAACGTCTTCTAGTGTTTTATATTGCTTACCAGTTTCTAAACCTAATATTTTTTTTATTTCTGTAATCTCCTTATTTTCCGATATTTTTTTAATATTTTCACCACGAACGTTCAATATCTTACCTTTCATTGGGTAAACGCCGATTATATTACGGTCTTCACTTGATAACCCTGAAATAATGCCTGCCTTAGCTGAATCTCCCTCACAAAATATGATGGTACAATCTTTTGATTTCTCAGTACCTGCCCAATTAGCATCAGTTAATTTAGGAATTCCACGAATGCTTTTTGTTTTTGCACCATCGGTTTTCTTTGCAGCCTTATTTTCCTTTACTTCTGTGAGTGCACAAGCTGCATCCATCACGCCCATTTTAGCGACCTTTTCAATAAATTTGTCACTTACTTCACATTTAGATCCGAATTTAGATGACGGTGTATTCATAAAGTCCTTCGTCTGACTATCAAATGCCGGATTTTCAATGTCGCATCTAATAAATAAAACCAACTGTTCTTTGATTGTATTTGGATTGACCTTAGTTTTCTTCTTTTTTTCAATATATTCACAAAGTTTACGAGTTATTTGATTCAAAATGTATTCAACGTGTTTACCGCCTTTAGCAGTATGAATACCATTGACAAAGGAGACTTGAATAAATTCATTACTCGGTGTTAATGCAACCGCATATTCCCATCGTTCTCCATTTTCTTCATAAACTCGCGGTGTCTCATTTTTATCACCAATATACATGTCAATATATTGTTGAAAATTCTTCACTGGAATTAGATTAGAATTGTATTTTACCTTTAAAGATTTGTCAGTTACTGCAGCCACATCATAAACCCTTTTCTTTAGGAGAGCAATTAGATCAGCTGTCAAACCCTGAATGCCGAGTCTTTGATAATCAGGCTTAAATGTGATTTTTGTATATGGTTTTGTTTTGCATTTAGTAATAACTGGTTTACAAATTTCATCCAAATTGTTTTTGAATTCTTGTGTATATTTCAATCCACGAACATGATCAACTGTTTCAATTGAACCAAACGTAGACCAAATAAGGACAAGCTTGAACCCAAACCCATTTTTACCACCAACGATTTTTTTTTCTGTTTTATCATAATTTGTAGATGTTCTAAGATGACCAAAAATCAATTCAGGAATCCATATTTTGTATTCAGGATGTTGTGCTACGTCAATACCATTTCCATCATTAATCATGACAATTGTCCCATCACTTTGAATTGAAATATCAATACAAGACACAGGCAAAGCATTGGGAACGCTGTCTTTAACTGCTTGATTCATTCTTACAACATGGTCTCTGCAATTAACAATACCCTCATCAAATAATTTAAACAAACCAGGAATATATTTAATGTTTTTTTCAATTATTTTACAACCGACGACATTGTCGCTTGGGCTAGTATCATTAATAATCCAAACATCACTATCTACTTCTTCAACAGAACCAATGTATGTATCAGGGTTATCAAGAATATGTTGTTTATCAGTTTTTTGCTGATATTTGTTAGCAAGGGTAGCGTCAGTCTTAGTGTTAGTTGAACTCATTTTGTATATAAATACGCGTATAATTAATGTAGATACACGTATATTTTTAAATTTATTTCATTTTTATTTTTTTTGTTTTTTGGGCAATAAAATAATCATACATAATAAAAATGGAATATATGAATGTTAATAAAGCTCCTCCAGTAAAACGTTTTAAACAATTGATTGATAACGCTGTTTACGTGGATAATCAATATTGTTATTGTCAACCTGAAATATTTAAAAAAGCATCTGCTAATCCAAATAGTTCGTATAATTCACGTAATTTGAAAGTAGCTAGCGTAGTTAATAGTTTTAAAGGTGGTCGCATTCAATTTGGAAATACATATTTAGGCAATTCCAATGGTTTAGGATTAAATTATTTAGGGCGTTTAGAAGGAATGCCTGGCGGAAGTGGAACACCCATCAAAAACAGATTTTGAAAAAATTTTATTTTCTCTCGTAATTTTATATGACTCGTTTTACAAAAACAGCTTCTGGAAGATATATGGTTCAGGGTAAAAGTTATGAAATGTTGATGGGATCCCGCGCCCAAGTTTGGCATGGAACTGCATACAAAACATCTGGTGGTTTAACCAAGAATAATTTAATGCAAAACAAGGCAGGACGTATTGTTTCAAAAGACAAACATATGACTGCTAAAAAAGAAAAGCGTCTACTTAAAGCTGGTTATGGAACCAAGAAAGGTAAATTCGGATTTGTCAAGTTAGGTAAAAGTAGTAAACACCATGGACGCAAAAGTCGCAGTCACAGACGCCACAAGGGTGGAAACGGAACCAATTACCCATTAAGTCCATCATCATATGATGGAAGAGGTGTAGGAACTTCCGGTGTTGACCTACAATTTGTTGCTGGTAATGCCGCTTAAATGTAATAATAAATTCACTATTTTATTTATTATTATTTGGTAGTGTTCTTGGTATTTTATCGGCATAGGTATTTTTATCTAGAATATACTGACCGCATGGTCCACAATGATCTTCGTTAGATAGATCTACCTTTTTATTGAGTTTTTTATTGCAATAATCTATATTCCAACGACCTAAGATTTTTTTTTCTTCTTGAGTCACAATTTTATTTAGCGTATTTTTTACAAATTTAATTCCAAACATAATGATTATAGTATAATATTATTATTGTTATTATTATTAAATCATTTTATTTTAAAATCAATATAAATATTTTTTAAAATATAAAATTATATAATGTATCGTTCTATCTTTAATCGTGTAAAAAGAATAATACCTAAAATTTCAGAAACTGAAATAATTGCATTAAAATCAGGAGGAGTTTCAGTGGATAGAGAGTTGTTCAAAGGTAAAATAAATTATTCTAACCTTTATAAACCATTTGTAAAATCTAGTGAAAAACCTATGGAAAAAGAAACTGAAGAATTATTGAGAAAATTTGGTTCAGGTTCCATTTATCCAGATAAAAATATATATAATGTAATGAGTTATTTAGGTAAAAAAGGGTTTTTGAGTATGATCATAGATAAAAAATATAATGGTAATCGTATTTCTATAGAATCACAATCAAATATTTTGTCAAAAATATCATCATATAATCCATCACTAGGCGTTGCGACTATGGTGCCTAATTCATTAGGCCCTGCGGAATTACTGCAACATTACGGCACGCAAATGCAAAAAGATTATTATTTACCAAAATTAGCAGATGGAACTTTCATACCATGTTTCGGTTTAACAGGCCCAAATAATGGTAGTGACGCAGTTGGAAAGATAGATGAAGGATACGTAGAAAAAATAAACGATAAAATAAAAATACGTATTACATTAAATAAGCGGTATATCACTTTGGCGCCTGTATCAAATTTAATAGGTATAGCGTTTAAACTGAATGATCCAAATTGTTTATTATTAAACAACAAAGAAGGAATTACATTAGCTTTGGTAGAAAAATCCCAAGAAGGTTTGTTACAAGAAACATATCACAATCCAAACAACGCCGGCTTTCCAAATGGTACAATAAAAGGAACAATTTTTATAGATCCTGAGCAAGTTATTGGTGGTGAAGATAAGATAGGTGAAGGATGGAAAATGCTTATGGAATGTTTAGCAGTTGGGCGCGGCGTTAGTTTACCAGCAACCGCAAATGGATCTTCCAAGTTTATAACGCAATCTATTATGAATTACATTAATTTAAGAACACAATTCAATATGCAAATTGGTAATATGGAAGGGGTTAAAGAAAAATTCATTGAAATGTATTTGAATACGTGGATTATTCATAGTTCTGTAAAACTAACCAATCATATATTAGACAATGGTTCAACCCCGTCAGTTATTACAGCTATTATGAAACAACAAACAACTGAACGTGCACGCATGATTTTAAATCATGGTATGGATATTTATTCTGGTAGTGGAATTTGTACAGGTGAAAATAATTTTTTTACTAAATTTTATAATTCTTCGCCAGTAGGAATTACCGTTGAGGGTTCTAATACATTAACACGCAGTCTAATTATTTTTGGTCAAGGTTTAAATAAAAGTCATCCATATATTTTTCCTATTTTTGAGAGTATTCAAGATAACAATTTGGAAGACTTTAAAATAAATTTCAATAAATTGGTTACTGAAGTGATGACAAATTATATGCGTATTTTGATTTTGACGCCTAGTAATATTTTTAACAATAACAATAAAGACAACGCACAAAATCGGTTTGATGCTGCGACATTGAAATTTAGTGTGTTATCTAATTTCATTGCAATCATGGGAGGCAAGATAAAAGCGAAACAAATGCTATCCGGTAATATGTCTGATATATTGTCTAATTTATATTTAACTTACAGTTTGTTATGGTATCACGCCCATTATAGTGATAATTCAACTTTAATTTTACGAAATGAGTGTGTTGATTATTTAATGAATGAGTTAGAATATAAAATGAATTTAATAATAGAAAATTATCCTATACAAATATTGCGTCCATTGTTATATCCTTTGAAAAATAAACTAACTTATCCATCATTAGAAAATAAAAATAAATTATATGATTTCATAATAAATAATGAAGAATTATACAAAACATTTAAAAATGATATTTACTATAAAGATACTGTATTAGAAAAAATGGAACAATTAAAAAATATGAATAAAACATCTGCCGATTATGAAAAATTATATCAAGATATTATTAAAGTTGGAGAATATCCTATCCAATAAATAATTACATGTATCCAATAATTTGATAAAAATTTTATTTTATTCATTTATTAGTATTGAAAATGAATAAAACGCATAAAACACATAAAACGCATAAAACATATGAAATTTATTACTATTGATGAACCCAATTAGTCTCAATAAATTTTTCATAAACAATGTATTTTGCAATTTTAGAATACAAAAATTTCTCAAAATAACGTTTGCTTACAATCAATTTGTTGAATTCATTATTACAGTATTTATAATAATAATTGTAAGCATCATCAAATGATATAAGCGCTAACGTGTGATTTGTCTTGATTTGCGTTTTGATATAATCAAACGATTTTTCAATCTCAGCATTTTTATTCCAAATGTGACAAGAAACATTTAATACATATTTATTTTCAACAATTTCAATATTTGGAAAAAAGTGTTTTAATATTTTTAATACACTTTCTTCATTAATATTTCCATTGGATATTAATTTTTCATGGTGCGAATTAGTATGTGTCCATATTTTAAACAACATACACAATTCATCTATTTCCAATTCATCAAATGTTTCATTATCGTTGTTGTCGTTGTTGTCGTTCTCTCCGCCATTGTCTACAAGCTGAATTGTTTTCTCCCAAAATTTGATAAAATCACTCTCAATTGGTAAATATTTGCTTGTTAAATTAGTAAAACAATCATTGGATTCATCATAATGATAGAATTCCTTTAGCATATTTTTTAACGAATTAGAATAAATCATATTAGGCAAAGAATTTGCAGATAAAAATTGCTTCCAAATAAAATGTAAATTCTTCCAATGAATCACACTATTAGTATCGTCTACTTTATTCAAATAACTTTCACAGAAAGTTTCTATGATTTTGTTTTGGTTGTTAGAACGCAAATACAATGCAAATTGTTTTAACTCTTCATCTGATTTGTTTTCTAAAAATTTTTCAGAATCTTCATATCTTTTTGAATAATGGGTTGCAACACACAAAAGGTCAAGCCCTATTTTTTTTAACTGGTCTTTCCACAATTCATGAGAGAAAGTCTCGTTGATTTTGATTAAGCGGTAATTTTCATATGAATTGTTTTCATGATATTTGGTAACAAAATTATTTATGGTGATTGTGTTTCCAATAGACAAATATGAAACACTATCCAAATCGCCCATTAGTTTTTTCATATTTTGACTCACAAAAAATATAAGGTGTGTGTTCTTTTTGAATATATTATCACCAATAATTGTCAAGAAATATTTTGCCTGGGTTTTTGATGAAAACAATGAAGGATAAATGAAATTAAGAACATTTTGAATCGTGTCAGTTTCTGGAATTGAATTCAAAAGACTTCTCTCTTTGATAAGTTTAATAACATTTATTTTTGTTTTGTGTTTCCAGTCCAACAATACTCGCTCTTTTGAAATAGAAGAAAGCAGTTTATGTGTAATATCATCTTCTTTTACAATAAAATAATTTTTTCCATCATATTCATAAAAATATCCATTGCTTGAAAGATAATAATATTGATTCTTAGAGAGAAATACTTGGATGAATATTTGCTGTTCATTAGTAAGATAGTGATTACGATTTACACGTTTTTCGTGATTAATTTGTTCAGTTTTTAAAGTATTTGGTAAATAATTGTTAACATGTGTGTATATTCTTTGGAGCATGTATTCATCGTTTTCATAGCTCTTGAAAAGTTCTTTTAAAGATACAATGCAGTTTTCTTGTAATTGACATTGAAATTGTAGTTGAGAGGATTCATTTGTTATTTCGGTCATATTTCGCTGAATTCGCTTATTAGTATTTAAATTGTTTTTTTAAATTTTAATTTATTTTAATAATATAATTATGACGAATAAAACAAACAGAAAAATCACACTACGATATTTGCCGAAAAAATTGACTCGTCGTGATAAAAAGGCGCAATATGGAATGTTGATGAAATCGCGAAGACTATATAAAAAAGGTAAATATTTTACTAGAAAAGCCATATCATCCTATAAAAGTAAACCATCTAGTCATATAACAGACGCAAAACGTTTATACGGTGTTGAAAATATAGGCGCAACAGACGAATTGGCGCGCGCAACAGGATGTACAAAAGAAGCATTAGGAATGATCGTGAGAAAGGGTGAAGGTGCATACTTTTCTTCAGGATCTAGACCAAATCAAACCGCGCAATCTTGGGGTTTAGCAAGATTAGCAAGTTCTATCACATCTGGAAAAGCCGCTGCAGTTGATTACTCCATTTTAGAAAAAGGCTGTAAGAAAAATAGTAAAGCATTGCGTTTAGCAAAGTTGGCTAAGAAAAAACACGGTCATGGAACAAGGCGAGTCCCGAAAGCGTAGTTCCTTTTTTTCAGTTGGAGGCGGTGCGTTATTTTTGGAATTTTTGTAATAATGTTTAAAAACATAATGATTTAAAGATTATTACAAAAAATCAATTATAAGGACAATGTCAAACTTTGTAGATAAAACACAAAATTTACCTTTAGATAATTCTTTCAATGATGGAAATGTTTTAACAATTAAAACAGTACAAATTGCGCCTTTTAGAACATTAATGACAGCGCTGAAGGACATTTTATTAGAGACAAATATTACTTTCCAGCCTGACGGTATTCGCATTATTAATATGGACAAGTCTCATACAATTTTGGCTCATTTATTTTTAGCTGCTCAAAATTTTGAGTTTTATGAATGTAAAAAGAGTAAAATTGTTATTGGTGTGAATATGTTTCATTTATTCAAATTGATTAATTCTATTGATAATGATGATACTTTGACAATTTATATTGAGAATTCGGATTATGTAGATGGAATTGTTTCACATTTAGCTTTGAAATTTGAAAATGGTGAAATTAAGCAATGCAAAACACAGAAATTGAGATTGATTGAACCTGAACCAGAAGAGTTGGAATATCCTGATGTGAAATTTTCATCTATTATTAATTTACCTTCTGCTGATTTTCAAAAAATAATAAGGGATTTGTCATGTATTTCTGAAAAATTGGAAATTAAATCTGTTGGTAATGAATTAATATTTAAATGTTCTGGACAATTTGCTTCTGCTGAAATTCATCGCGCAGAATCGGATGGAAGTATGGGTTTTGTATTGAAGCAAGATTCTTCAAAAATAATTCAAGGGGAATTTTCATTGAAAAACCTAAGTTATTTTATTAAATGTACAAATTTGTGTAACCAAATAGAAGTATATTTAGAGAATGATTTACCATTGGTTGTAAAGTATGATGTTGCTAGTTTAGGTAGCATTAAATTATGTCTTGCACCACTTCCTTCATCATAGTAAATATTGTATTTATCTTATGCTTATGTGTATTATTATATATAAAAATTAATGTTATATATATAATAATACTAATAAAATAATAAATGCCCTCTTTAAATTATCCTTTAACTTCAAATTATTACTCTAATTATTCAGATTATTTAGGAAGACAAAAATCTCGTAACAAAAGAGGAAATGGTTCAGTGGGAAATCAAGGATTACAAGGAGTGCCTGTAAATTATCCTTTGAATTCAAATTATTACTCTAATTATTCAGATTATCTAGAAAGACAGATTTCACGAAATAATAGAGGAAATGGTCCAGTTGGAAATCAAGGATCAGAAGCACCTGAAAATTTGTCTTTAAATTCAAATTTTTACAGAGATATTTCAGATTATTTAGAAAGACAAGGTTTTAGTAATAATGGAAAAAATGGTGAGGTAGGACCACGTGGTCCACAAGGTTATACAGGGCTTCAAGGTTACACAGGTCCTCAAGGTATTCCAGGTGTTGCAACATTTACAGGTGCTACTGGGCCACAAGGATTCACTGGATCACAAGGTTATACAGGTCCACAAGGTTATACTGGTCCTCAGGGGTATATAGGTCCACAAGGATTCACTGGATCACAAGGTTA